TGATGACACTCAGGCATGGGAAGCATATCCACAATACAGGTGGGTATTTAATAAGTTAGAAGTTGCTATGAGATTGGGATATGAATGCGGACCAGCATGTGTACCCATAAAAATAAAAGGAGATTACATTATAAGACCAATTTACAACTTATTTGGGCAAGGAATAGGTGCTAAGAAGGTAAATCTAGACCCAGATTTACACTCAGAGGAAATGATTATTCATAAACATGTTCCTCCTGGATACTTTTGGTGCGAATATCTAGAAGGCAGTCACTATAGTATTGACTATAAGAGGGAAAATGGAAAGTGGATTCCCTTTAGTGCCATGGTTGGAGTTCATGAAAATGAAAACAATCTAGTTAAATTTGAAGTTTGGGAAAAAGTTGATCTTCCATACTTCAAAATTCCCGATTTCATCCAAGAAATTGATGTCGAATACATCAATATTGAGTCAAAAAATGAAAATCCCTTTGAGATACATCTTAGAACAGGAAACGATCAGATATGGAACCTTCCAATGGGGTCTAAATTGTATCCCTCATGGAAAGAAACTGATAAGATTACAAGAAAACATCTAAATTTTTCACCAAATTTACATAAAGACTCTAAATTTTACTCCGCAGATGGATATTTGAATGATGTTAGACTTGGTTATTATGTAGAAGTTAAAAAATAAATATCAAAGAGGGATAGCAACCCCGTAAAAAGTTCTGATTTTAACCAATCAGGAGTTAAAAATGGACCAAAGACTACTTAGAGAAATCAATAATGATGATTTGACACCGAAAAAGCATGATTTTTTTCATCAAAACGAAATTCATGAAAAAATTCGTAATGATGATGATTATGATGACTGGGAATATGGAACGGAACCACTCTACGAATTCAAAAACACTGATAAATAAGATAGATTTATCACTTTTACATGCCTGTACAACGGGTAAGCAAAGAATTTAAAGATCTCAGCATGTCATTTCAGATTAATCCTCTGAATTCTGACATGATTGCGATTAAAAATGAAACGGCAATAGCTAGATCAGTAAGAAATCTTGTGTTTACCCTTCCAGGTGAAAGATTTTTTAATGAAAATCTTGGTTCTAGAGTTTCTAGATCATTATTTGAGAACATTGATGATATTTCAGCATCTATTATTAGAGATGAGATTGAAAATACCATTAATAACTATGAACCAAGAGTTGAATTAATTGATGTAAAAGTTGCAGCAAACTATGATAATAATGAATTTAATGTAACCATCAATTATTATATTGTTGGTATTGATGCATTACCACAACAGTTATCATTCGCATTACAGCCAACACGATAATGCCATTAGTTAATTTTACGAATTTAGACTTCGACCAGATAAAAACTTCGATTAAGGATTACCTTAGATCGAATTCAAATTTTACTGACTACGATTTTGAGGGGTCTAACTTATCCGTTCTCATAGACACTTTAGCATATAATACATATATTTCCTCATATAATGCTAACATGGTTAGCAATGAGGTTTTTATTGATAGTGCGACATTAAGAGAAAACGTAGTTTCTCTTGCAAGAAACATTGGATATGTTCCAAGGTCTAGAACAGCAGCAAAAGCAAATATTTCTTTTTTCGTAGATACTACAGGATTTCAAACTAACCCAATTACATTAACTCTTCAGAAGGGAGTTGTTGCGACAACAGCAGCATTTGGTGGAGAAAGTTATACATTTACAGTTCCAAGTAATATTACTGTTCCAGTTGTAAATGGAATTGCATTTTTTGATAATATATCAGTATATGAAGGAACTTATGTTGTTGACAATTTTACTGTACAATCAGAAAATCCAGCACCACCTCAGAAATATATCTTAAATAATCCAAATATTGATAGTTCTTCAATTAATGTTATTGTAAGAGATACTGAATCAAGTACAAATTCAAGAAAATTTGTACAGTCGAATAGTTTATTCTCTGTTACTTCATCATCTAGAGTATTCTTTATACAAGAGGTTGAAGATCAAAGATATGAACTTATTTTTGGTGATGGTATTTTTGGTGAGAAATTACAAGCATTAAATTATATCGAAGCTTCATACATTGTAACCAGTGGTGAGTCTGCGAATGGATTATCTTCTTTTACCTTTAATGGAAGATTGCTTGATAATAACGGAATTTCGGTAACAAATGGAATTTCACTCATTACCACAAATATAGCATCGGAAGGTGGAAAAGAGATTGAATCAGTAGACTCTATTAAAAATTATGCACCAAGAATTTATGCATCTCAGAATAGAGCAGTTACTGCAGCAGACTATGAGACAATAGTTCCTCAAATTTATCCCGAAACTCAATCCGTTTCAGTATATGGAGGTGAGACTTTATCTCCACCACAATACGGAAGAGTTTTTATTAGCATAAAACCTTATAATGGACAATTTGTTCCTAACAGCATCAAGGATAATTTAAAAAATAAATTAAGAAATTATAGTGTTGCTGGAATTGTTCCCGAAATTATAGACTTGAAGTACATTTATGTGGAAGTTGATACCACAGCATATTACAATACCAACTTGGCACCAGATGCGGACTTTGTAAAGAGTATAGTTTCTTCTAACATAAACTCATATGCAGATTCGTCAGAACTGAATAGATATGGTGCAAAGTTTAAATATAGCAAATTCCAAAAAATTGTAGATGATAGTCACGAATCTATCACATCAAATATTACTAAAGTTCAAATCAGAAGAGATTTAGGTGTAATATTAAATCAGTTAGCTGAATATGAAATTTGTTATGGAAATGGTTTTTATATAAAGAGTGTTGAAGGATATAATATAAAGTCTTCAGGATTTACCGTCAGTGGAATTGATGGCACAGTATATCTCGGAGATTTGCCAAATACAGACGGTTTAACTGGAACCATTTTTCTATTCTCAGACCCAAATTCAGATACACCAACTATTAAAAGAAGGTCAGTTGGAACTATAAGTTATGAAAAAGGAGAAATTATTTTAAACCCAATTAATATAGTTGGAACTTCCAAAAACAATAATGGAAATCCAATAATTGAAATTTCCGCAATTCCAATCTCAAATGATGTTATTGGAAAACAAGATCTTTATTTGCAACTAGATATTAGTAAGAGTATTTTAAATATGAAGTCGGATGAAATTTCCTCAGGTTCTGATATCTCTGGTTCATATTATGACCCAACAACAAGTTACACAAACGGAAGCCGTATAAGACAATAAAGACATGGTAGACACTCGAATCAAGATTAGTTCAGTTGTTGAAAATCAACTCCCAGCTTTCGTTAGGGAAGATTTTCCATTAGTCGGAGAGTTTTTATCCCAATATTACACATCTGTCGAAAATCAAGGTGCTGTTCTTGATATTCTTCAAAATATTGACAAGTATATTAAAGTAGAACAACTTACAAATCTTACCGATTCTACCAGTACAACTTCATCTATAGGATTTTCTGATGATACAATTAATGTAGTATCCACTTCTGGATTTCCAGATTCCTATGGAATTATACAGATTGACTCGGAAATCATCACATATACTTCAAAGACCGAAACTGCTTTTAATGGATGTGTACGTGGATTTAGTGGAGTCACTTCATATCAAGATAAAAACAAACCAGATCATTTAGTATTTTCTACCTCAGAAATCGTAGAACATGATACAGACTCTTTGGTTTTAAATCTGAGTGTTTTATTTTTAAAAGAGTTTTATAAGAAGGTAAAGAGGCAACTTGTTCCTGGGTTTGAAGATAGAGAATTTGATTCAGATTTAAATGCAAATCTGTTTATAAAGCAGTCTAAAGATTTTTATTCATCTAAAGGAACAGACCAATCTTTCGAGATTCTTTTTAGAGCCTTGTATGGTGAAGATGTTGAAGTCATTAAGCCAAGAGATTATCTGTTTATTCCCTCAGATGCTCAGTATAGAATCACAAAAGACTTAGTTGTTGAAGCACTTGAGGGTAATCCTGAGGACTTGGAAAATAGAACATTATATCAGGACCAATATGAAAATTTCAATCAAGCATTTGGATCAATAAACAAGATTGAAAAAATATTCAGAGGTGATAATGAATATTATGTAATTAGTTTAGATTATGATTACAATAAAGATATTAGTGTAAGGGGTTCGGTTTCTGGTGAGTTTTCTGTTCATCCCCAGACTAAAATAATAACCGAGGCTTCAATTGGATCTACAGTTTTGGATGTTGATTCAACTATTGGATTTCCAAGTTCTGGTGAAATC